GTCCAGCAGGGGCCACCAAATTTTATATTTAAAATCATATATTTAAGCCACTCAGATGAGTGGCTTTTTTGTTGCCTCGTTATTGAGTGGCGATAAAATGGCGGTGAATTTTTTACCGCCATTTTTCAGAACGCATAAAAAAACCCGCACGCGGCGGGCATTTTGTGAAAATTTATCAGAGCCATAGTGGACGCTGACCACCAACTGTCGGATGAGGTGGGGCAGGTATTATCGTTCCTGGTGTAACAATAAAGCGCTCCACCGATTCCATCGTTACAAACGTACAACTGCAATTTATGTTAGTGCACTGGTGGTAACGCTCTTTGGTATTCTCACTTAGATAGCGACTGGTACGCGCATGTGCCGCGTGCTGGCATTTTGGACAATGGAACATGTTACACTCCGCGATTCACACAATGTGAATAAATGATACACAATGATTCACAAAAAGAGAAAGATATTCATAGTTAGTTGATAAGGATGCCCATGAAACTCTTCAAAATAACGCTTCTATGTACTGTCGCAGCCCTTTCAAGCAATGCCTTTTCGCAAGGCCTTGATACTCAAACTTTAATGAAAAGCCTTAAACCGTGGCAACCCGTTGGCATTGTGGCTAACACTGACTCAGTGGAAATAAAGTTACCAATTGCCACTGTAACCTCGGATGCATATGAAGCATTGATATCATCGGGGGTCTGCACCCCTATTTGGGTTAAAAATGCCCCTGATGGATATCTCAGAAATACCAAAGAGATACACGTCGTTAATAAATTTTCAGCTCAGGGCTACACGTTTGAAAACCCTCTGATTACATGTAAAAAAATGGGTGAACTTATGGACGATGAAGCAAAAAGTTTGATGTATGAAAACACCCACTTATACATTTCAAAATGAAGAAGACCACAACCCGTTTAATTACGGGTTGTTTCCCGCTTAAGCATCTATGGCATCATATTCCACATCGGATAACCGCACCTCAAGCTCTAGGCTCGTCGTAAAGCCGCCATTACTCATAGAGTGAATAACCTTCGTGATTGTCCATGATTGCTCGTCTATGACGCGCTTAAAGCCTGAAACCTGCACGGGTGTCTCAGGGTAAAGGTCTGCTCGCCCCTTCGCCAGCCTGATAGAAAACTCAGCAACACCACGTTGCAGTTTGTCCCATTTAGCCTGTGCGGCTCGCATGGCCTGCGCTTTGGTTGAAAAAATTGTCGTCAGGGCAAACACGTTGTCATCCTCGCCAACCATGTATTCCCCCTCCCTGGCTTCCGGCGTCTTCACCGTTTTTTTCTTCGTTACCGGCTTGGCTTTGGGGTGCTGTAGCGCGCGTAAATGCTGCTCTTTGGGTTTGCGTTTTAACGCAACCTTTTGTTTTTGTGGCTTCGGGTCTTTGGTGTGCAACCACTTTGCCGTAACGCCGGTATATGCCCCACGGTCAGCAATGGAAAACTGATGGCGGTCGCCATCGCTGCGGGTGATCGTGACCTGCGGAATGGCTTTTCCGCTGGCTGTAACCCCACGACCGGCTTTGAGGAAAAGTAACTTTCCCGCTTTTACCGAAACCTCACCGCCGTTTCGCTCGGCGAGCCGTGTCAAAAATTTGGCATCCGATTCCTGTGACTGGTCGATATGCGGAATTTTTATTCCAGCCAGCTCCGGTATAACGCTCGACGTCAGTTTGTTACGTGTCGCTATCGCTGCCACGATTTCGCCGAGCGTCTTGTCATGCCAGGACTCTTCCCGACGTGAGTTAAGCGTTCCCCGAAAATCGGCGCTACGGGCGCGGATTGTCACCGTATCTGGCGCGCCATGATGTTCAACCTCATCTACGGTAAAGCTTCCCTTACCAATCAACGCAAAGCCTTTCCACCCGAGGTAAAGCGTCAGTACCGCACCGCGTAAGGGCAACTCGACCAGCCCATCAGCATCATCAAGCTCGATGTCGAGCTGGTCGGCCTCGAATCCGCGATTGTCGGTCATGGTCAGACTCATCAACCGATTGCTGATGTTGCCGGTAATATCTTTGCTGTCGAGCATCAGCATAAAATCGGGCGTCAGTATGCCACCCGCATTCAGATTCAGCATATCCAGCATCAGCTAATCCCCACCATGCCGGTCACTGACGAGGCCATATTCCCCGCTTTGCCAATCAGTGATTTTGCCTGTTCGCCGATATCACCATACAGCGCCGCAAGGGATTCATCCACGCGGGTGAGCGTCAGCGTAAAATCAATTTTGCGCGCCGTTCCGTCAGCAAAAAACATGCTTCCTGTCTCGCTAATATTATTGATGACGTACATACCGTAAATCGTGCCGGTACCATCCAGTAACGGCCAGGCGCGCCCCTCGTCAGCCATTAAACGAATGGCCGTCATCGTCAACTTTCCGCCGGTGAGCTCCGGGTACAACACTCCGGCCAGGGTGATTTTTTCATCCCCCGGCCCCAGATACTGGAAAGAATCCCGCTTACCTACGCGGGAGTTTGACGGCCACCGATATTCGGCATCGCGTTGCATCGTCTGGTGTGGCAACGTCTGGCGCATAAAAACAAACATACCGAGTGCGAGCATCATTTTTCGTCACCTCCTATCCGTCGTGGTTCATGCTGGCACGCTGGCGGGCGCGTTTTTCACGCTCAATTTTTTCGAGCGCATCCTGTAACTGGCGATCGAGCTGCGTGCCGTTACCGCCACCATCAACGGAAATGTGATATTCGCTTTTACTCTGGTCGATGTAAGAACGTCCGGCGGGTGCAGTGACGGGTTGATATGCCTGATAGCCGCTATAAGTACTGGTAGCCGGGATATAAGAGTTACCCTGCGTGGCTGCATTTGCTTTTGCGGCAGTCTGGTCAAGCGTGCTGGACTCTTTGTTGATAATGCCGAGCTTTTCAAGCACCCAATCAATACCGCTGCGCAGCTTATTGAATGCTGTAAGCGGTAACGTAAGAGCGTCAGCCAGACGCTGACCAAACAACACACCGGCATCACGAAAACTGTTTAAGGTTTCCTGCGATGATTTTACCGGCGCAATCAGGTTGTTAAACCAGTCCCATGCGGCTTTCAGTTTTCCGCCCAGCCAGTCAAACATCGGTTTAAGTGGTGCAAATAGTTCTGATACTGGCGCGAAGGCCGTGCGCAATCCTTCCATCACACCGCCAAAAAACGCGCTGATGGGTTCCCAATATTTACGGATGAGCAATGCCCCGGCCACTATTGCGGCCACGACAGCAACAACCGGCCAGGAGATCGCGCCAATTGCAGTAACGACGCCACCGGCCACCGTAGTAAATACGGTACCGAGTGCCGTCGCAGCGGCGATAATGGCATTTACACCGGTTATCACCGGCCAGGCAATCAGTCCAATAGCCCCAATCATCCCCACGACCCCGATCGCCACAGCGGTAATCACCCCCAGCGTCTGCGCGAGCTCTTTATTTCGCTGGATCCACTTATCAAGTTTGAGCACGTAGCCGGTCGCAGTTTGCACCAGTTTGCGTAATGAGGATTCCTGCTGGTCAAACAGGTCGGTGCCAACAGCCTCATATGCAGACTGAAATTCTTTAAAGTCGCCTCCGAGGTTATCCTGCATAACTTTAACCAGCTCCTCGGTCTTGCCGTCCGAGGCTTTAAATGCAGCAGTGAGTTGATCCAGTTTTCCCGATTGAGCAGCGTTCATCAAAACAGCGGCGGCAGAGCTGGCCTCTTCACCAAATATCGTTTTCATGTATTCAGCGCGCTGACCGGTACCCAGTTTATTTTTATCAAAACTGGCCTGCATTTCCTTCAGGATGGTAAATATCGGGCGGGTATTCCCTTTACTGTCTGCCGTTTTAACCCCAAGCTCTTTAATCGCCGCGTAGGCTTGCCCGGTCGGTGCCTGGAGTCGACTTAAAATAGCGCGACTACCCGTACCTGCCATTGACCCCGTAATTTTCGCATCATGTAGGGTGCCAACCATTGCAGCGGCCTCCTCAATGCTGACACCGGCATTTTTCGCCACCGGCGCAGCATATGTCAGCGCATCACTAAGCCCGTCAAAATCTGCGGCGGTTTTATTCATTGTCATCGACAGGACATCACCGATGTGAGAGACCTGTTCGTTAGTAAGCTGGAAAGCTGATTTCATCCCCATCAGCAAACCGGCGTTCTCTTCCATTGTTCGACGGTTAGCGAGCGCCATATTAAGCGTGACGGGGGTCGCCGCCTGAATCGCTGCCGCGTCTCCGCCTGCTTTCGCAATGATAATCTGAGCACCGGCCGCATCATCGGCAGAGGCGGCTGTATTGTCGCCGAGCTGTCGGGCCTGCTTTCGCAACGCCGTCATTTCTGCGGAGTCTTTCGCCACACCGAGTACAGCCTGTAACTCGGAGTTTTTCTGCGCAAAATCATAACCCGGTTTCATCAGTGCAACACCGGCCAGCGTGCCGGTCGTCGCCATACCGACACCGGCGGCACCCATTGCGGCCGCATTTCCGGCCAGCTCCTTACCGGCCTGATATCGCTGCTTAACCGCGTTTAGCTTTGCCTGTTGAGCGCTGACGCGCGCCAGTGCTTCACGCTGGCGATTGAGCTGCGTCGTCGTTTCGCTGATGCTGGTTTTTAACCGACGCTCGTCTGCCGCCAGGGTGCGGGTATTAATTCCTGCCTGGCTGAGTTCCTGCCGCTGGCGCTGTACGGCCTGCCGCAAGCTGTTGTGTTTTTGCTGGAGCGCGGCGGCACTTTTTCGGGCGGCATCCATTGCCTGCGCCTGCGCGCGCGTCGGCTGTTCCGTATTTCTAAACTGGATCGCCAGTGCGGCGGCTTCCTGTTTAGCTTTCTTCAGCTCCTGACCGGTAACGGCAAGTTGCGCACTGGCCTTGCGAAACCCGTCAATGCGGGATGCCTGGCCATTCAGTTCACGCAGCGATTTTTGAGTGTCCCGGATATCACCAGACAGCGTTTTGCTCGCTGTCTGGATGGATTTAAACGGGCGGGTCGCCTGGTCAACAGCCTTGAGTAAAACCTGCAATTTAACGTCGTTACTCATTCGTGTTTCCGCTTCGCTGTAGCGCCTTTTCGCGCCAGGTGGTGAGCTCGGTCAGGCTCATGGGATATAACTCTGATGGCGGCCAGTGAAAAATCACCGCGATATCCGCCATCAGGTCATCGACCGACATGTCTTTCGGGAAATTTAATCCGCCAAATTCGGCGACAAAAAACCGATCACCTTTGTTGCCAGCGCCATCAAATCGGGTAAATCCATCATGACGACATCCGACTCGGTAAGAGACGGGCTGGTCATACGCGGCAGCACTTTAATCAGGGCATCCACTTCAGAGCGCGCAACGTCGGCCAGGCTGACACCGCGCAGGGTTCCGGCGTTGGGCTTCATCAGGGTGATGGTTTCAATGACCTGCTCGCCGCGTTTGATGGGGTTTTCCAGGGTGACGATGTTTTCTTTGCTCATAAGTTTCTCACTATTTACGGATTCGGGGTTAACCGGCCAGACATGCTGGCCGGGGAAAAATTACAAGCCGATATTGCGGCGGTGCTGGTCGAGTCGGTCGACGCCGTTCACCTTCTCAATCATGTTGAGGACGTCGATTTCGACCAGCTCTTTACCGTTCATGGTCAGCTTGTAGTACGTGCAGACCAGCGATAACTTGCTGCTGGTATCCTCTCCCTGTTTGCTCTCGCCGTTATCGACTTCCTTCACCTTGAAACGGGTCTCAACTTCCACCGCCACGGTTTCGCCGGTATCGTCCCGCTGGTAAGAGCCTGCATAGCGCAGTAGCGTCCCGGTACCGACGGCACCGTAAAGCGCCCAGATCGCGTCATCAGGGAAGCCGCCGAGGGAAATCTCCATCGCCAGCGCGTCATCGTCGAGGCCGAAATCGACAGGGGCCGAGCCTGACATCCCGCCGCCCCGGTAGTTTTCCAGCTTACGGGTCAGCTTTGGCAGGGTGACGGACTCGATAACGCCGAGATAGCTGACGCCATCCAGAAACGTATTCAGGTATTTGAGCTTGCGCGGCATTGCCATTGGTCAGGGCTCCTTAATTGCTGTTAACCGATGACACCAGATTCGCCAGATATTTATCGGTAATGCGCTGGCGTAGCGTCAGGTTTTCGAGAGGGGGAACCGGCGTATAGTCGTAATCGATATACAGTTTCCCGGCTTTGAGGGTCGCCGCGTCGTTAGCCGATTCATCAAACCAGCAGGTCGCATCGACGATATAGCCCGCCGTTTTCATCTCGCGGAATTTCGCATTGATACCCGCAACGATGTCTTTAATCAGCGTGGCGGTGATCGGCTTGTCGACCGCCCACATGTGACCAGCGGCCATTGTGTCGGCGATAACCTGCGCGGTGCGGGTGTAGTTCTCGAACAGGAACAGCGGGTCATCGGAGCAGCAGCGGTTGCCCCAAAAGCGGAAACCGTCTTTACGAATGAGCGTGGTGACGCCAGCCTCGTTAAGCAGGTCGGCATCGGTGCCGGATTCCTGCAAATCCCAGAAGACCGACGCGTTGATGCCGGTGACGCCATTCACGCCAACGTTTGACAGGGTTTTATGCCAGCCGGTGTCCTGGTCGATTTTGGCGCGTAGACCCAGCGCGCGGGCGGTCGCCCAGGCGATTTCTGTCGCGTTCGCCGTGGTATCCCATGCCAGAAAATCCGGCCAGATAACCATCAGCTCACGCTGGCTGAAATTCTCGCGATAGAGCATCGCCTCGGAAATGTTCTGGCAATCCCAGGCGCTGATATAGCCAAAGGCGCGCAGCTTCTGGCAAATCGGCGCGAGCGCGGTCGCCACCTCAAGGGAATCGAGACCCGGCACGCCGAGGATGCGCGGTTTAACGCCGGTAACAGCCTCCGCAGTGAGCAGCGCTTTCAGCCCGGTATAATTGCCGCTTTCGTCGGTGCCGCCGATGATATTAGAGATAGTCTGCGCTTCGGCATCGTCGCCGGTACCTTCGGCAACGCGCACAACGACAATGACCGGTTTCGACTGGTCGGCGATGGCCTGGAGGGATGCGGCCAGGGTGCCTTTTGTACCCGCTTTGGCGATGGCGCTTTGCACGCTGGTAATCAGTACAGGCTTATTGAGTGGGAAGGTGGCGGCATCGGCATCGCTGGCCGTGCAGACCATGCCGATAATGGCCGTTGATACGGTGGAAATGACGCGGGTGCCGTCGTTAATCTCGACAACCTGGACGCCGTGATGAAAATCGCTCATCCGTTTAACTCCGTGGTTAAGGGTGAGCATTATTTTCAATCGTGGGGGAAGGGGTGACGAGTCATCCCCGATGTACCGGGGACAGTACAACAGGAATGACCGTCACAGGTCAGGCAACGCGGCTCCAGCACATCAGCAGGGTGTGGGCTTCCACCACACTGAACGATTTACCTTCGCCGAGTTTGGCCGTTTTGCCGCTGGTCGTGTGTTTATGCGGCGGTACCGTGACTTCGTGATCGTGCTCTCCGGCGTCATCTGTCACACCCAGTTCTTTCGGGTTAAAGAGCTGCCGCACATCCCCACCTATTTCCCACGGGTCATCCTTACCGGCCACCCCACCATGATTGTGTTTACCGTTTTTCGTGGTCGTCAGTTTCTGCTCTGGCTGCTCGCTGGTTTCGCCGCTCACATCAATCTGCACGGCGGGCAGGTTGGCTTTCGCGAGCGTCACCGTATCACTGCCCCCTGTTTTGCCGACATTTGAGCCATCAGCTTTCGCCACCCGGATTGTTTTGTTTTCTCCGGTGTAAACCCATTCAGACCACGGAAAACGCTCATTCGGGTTGACGTTCTGCGCGTAGAACTTCACGGTACCGACAGGGTTATCCAGCTCCCAGGCGGCACGGATCGCGGATGCTATGGCCGCTTTTACCGCTGCCGGTGTCGCCGCTTTGTTCTGGTCGCCACTGTCAATGGCGTTACTCAGCTTGGTAAACCCCTTTTCTGTGAGAGTTGCATCCGGATGATTGCGGGATTTTTCGTGGTCACTGAGGCTGTCATCCATGTAATCTTTTGCCTCATTCCCGACTCTTATCACATCCTCAACCGTTGCTACCACCACGCCGGGATCGACTTTCAGCTCCACATTGTCCGTGCTGCTGACAGCCAGCCAAAACCTCATCACAGTAAAACGCCCGGACCCTTCAGCCAGCATGGGTTTATAGGTCTCAGGTACGCTGGCAACAGCCAGGCACGCGCCATCCTCATCAAACAATGCTGCCTCGCGGATAGTAAACCCCCCAATCTCAGGAGGAACCATCATTTCAGCCGCGATGATATTCCTGCCACTGTCTGCAATGCGCAGGGCGTTCAGTTGGGTGCGAAAACACTCATTCACCAGCCCTGCCTGATTATCATCAGGTTCCGGCACCCTGCCGTTTCCGTCACCGACAGCCATCGTAGAAAAATTAATTTTCTCTCCGCTGACTGCCGCCGCAGTAATTTTTTGCACCCCGGTTTGCGTAATGACTGATTTAAACTTTCTGGCCTGAGTACCCATTCAGGAAACCTCCACCTGCGAACCATCCGGAAGCACCACCCCGGCAGACGATAAATATCCGATAGCCTGCTCGGTGATATATTCCGCCGAAAATGCCTCAAACTCAGCCAGCGGAGAGTTTTCCCTTTTTACTGATGTGACCTGAAATACAGCCGGGTTATTCATTCCGTCCATTTGATATATGTAATATTTCATATTCACACCTGTTATACATTGGGATGCAGATTGTCGAACCATACTGCTGGCAGCAGAATATAAGCGGTGCCAACCCAACCGCTGAGCATAAAGCCTGCATTAGACGTCACGCTGCCTTTATAGAAGTTGTTGCACTGCAAAGGGGGCGTGGAAACGAAGTCGTTATTTGTTACCGTCAGATACGGCTTTTTCAGAATATCGTTGAGAACATCCACGGAATCCCCTGGTACTGTGGACAGCAGGTTTTCCGCTTGCGTGACAGTCGAACCATTCACAGTGATAACAGGATTCCCCAGCGCCCGCACCACCCCCTGTACGTTGACACTCCCTACGGCGTTTGCACACTTTACCGACAGCTTTAATGACAGCTTATTTGTGTTGCGAGGAAACTGGATTTCCGTGTTGCAGTAAAGATAAGCGTAATCAGAATTGCTGTTCATCGTGACAGCCAGTGGCGTATATTCAACGCCATCCAGCAAGACGGGGGCAGCATATTTTACAGACGCTCCCGCCGAACCGAATGCCCAGAACCATGCCGATGCTGCACTGGCCGCACTTTTGGACGAAGGTAATACCGCTCCCGGCATCCCGGTAAACAGGTACAGGGCATTCAGCAGATACCCACCGTCGCCATAAATCCAGCTCGGTAGCCATTTATACGTGTCACTCACACGGTAGCGGGCAATAACGACCGCCCGGTCTCCTGGCTTTGCCCATGACCCGTAAGCGTTATTGCACATATACCCGGCATACCTGCCGTTCAGGTCAATCATGTCCATTTCGACGATGAGCTTTTTCGCCTGCGGGCACTCAAATATCGGGCGAACCCCCTGATAGTTAACTTTATGGCGTAGCGGAACAAGCTTTCCTGCTTTTACCAGCACCCGGCTTTGCCCCACATTGCCACTCTGCGGACGGCTGATAATCATGCCGTCATTCCCCTCGATCCAGGGGGAAACATCGAGCGTCATGGAGCAGGCACCGTTAGGGCCGAACTCCACGCCTGCGCCTCCGGCATAGTCTACATGCACAGCTTCATCAACATAGTCATGACCATTGCAATCAATGTAATTATTTGACCTAGCGTTATTGGAAACCGTCACCCGGTACGTTCGCAGCCCTTCGCCTGAGTTGGCGGCGGTTGCCGTTGGCTGGTAACGCCCGTAAACATTTGCTGCAAAATTACTGTCCTGGATAGCGCACAAATAGGTATCGCAGTGCCCCCACTGCCAGCCGCCATAAAAACCGATAAACTTGACCTTACTGATAATCGCATCGCGCACGGCCAGGTATCCCGGCGAGGTATTACCGACAACCAGCCCGACGTTTTGTGCATCGCCATCAAAAACCCAGGCGTTAGCGCTGTCGCGGTATACGGAGATTGTCCCTCTGAACGTTGCCATACCGTCAGCCGTGAATGCCATCCCCCCGGCATCAGCAGAGTTGCCGTTATGGCTGTTTCCCATACCTTCCGTAAGCCCCTCAAATTCATGAGAGAAAACAACCGGAGCGACCGTTTTATCCGGGCAGTCGAAGAGCTGGCTACCACAACAATGCACCTGCAACAGGCTCGGGGGGATTTTTGCCTGCCCGTTCCATATATAGTTGGCTTTGCCTGCTGCCGCATTCTCGTTAAATACAGGAATAATCACGGTCTGACGTTTGTTATTAATCTGCCGTGTCGAAATAGCTTTCTGCACATACCACTCAGCAATTTTATTAATACATTCGACGATATTATTTTCCGCCGGTGAAAACCCCGCCAGCCAGACGTTAACGTATTCTGATGTATCAATAACCCATTTCCCGGAGGCGGGAGAATCAAAGATGGAAAAACCGTTATCCGGCTCCGTCATTGACTCGATATACGTGGCAACAACGTTCGTCAGCAGAGGGCCACCCGGGGCTGCTCTTTCCAGAAAAATCCACTGGCCATCAAATTCCGGCATGGTGGCGCGAAGTGCCGCAATATCCGGGCAGCGACCGATACGCTTCAGACCATCCCGCGCGCGTAAGTCCTTACGAATACCGGCATCAGATGTGTATGCCCAGGCCCCCGCGCCAATACCTCCTGTCGTCGCAGGCTCTGAGTCTGGCGGTACGATTTTAGGAAAATCACCCGTCCAGACGAGACGATAATTACCGTAAAGGATCTCATCACGCGGCGATTCCAGTGTGGCGCCGTCTACAAAGCTCCTGGTGGCACTGACCCTGGTGGATAAATCAGTATCCAGCCGTTCATTTTGCTTTAAAAGAAACTGCGTACGGTTCGCCAGCTGTTTTATTGGTCGGTTTGCCACCCCATCCTGACCGCCCGAAACCGGCTCAGTGCGACCAATCAGATAAATATCATCTTCCCATGATGGTAATTCATTAACATTAGCCATAATAAATCTCACCTGTATACAAAATTGCCATCGTGAAAAATCATACCGTTATAAAACATGCTTTCTTCTGGCTGGTAATCATCAGGATAAACACTGATGATTTCCCCGCAATATAACGAAACCCCGGTACTGATATCGCCTTTTAATGACGCTGATACATTCAACTCAGAGACATGACGACTGGCGGGTTTCGTACACTCTATTATTCGTTCGAGCTCTTTAATCATTGACTCAGTAATGCCAATGTCATTCAGGTCAACCTCAAGCCTGAATGTGCCTGCCGGGTCAGCTACTTCCCACCATTCCTTGATGGTCATGCTGTAGCCTAAATAGCTGCGCCTAATAC